ATGCTGTGCGGGACTTGGTAAAGGATTCATCTAACTCTAATATCTATATATGCGTGGCCGCTCATACGTCGAGCGGATCGACACCCATATCCTCAAATGCTGATGCCGCAAAATGGGCATTGATCGTGGATGCGGCATCGGCCGCAACAAGTGCGACTGCCGCGGCCACAAGTGCAACGGCAAGTTCGACCAGTGCTGACCTTTCCGAGGATTGGGCGACCAAGACTTCGGCGGCAGTTTCGGGGTCCGATTACTCCGCAAAAGAATACGCTCAAGGCACCCAAGCTAGTACGGGTGGATCAGCGAAGAACTGGTCGCAACAGGCTGGCGCAATCACAGGTGCCGGTGCGAATGATCGTTCGGCCAAGAATTGGGCGCAGGGTGCGTCGATGACCGGCGCGACTTTGGGCGGCAGTGCAAAAGATTGGGCGCAGACAGCCGAGGACTCGACGGTTGATGGCACCAACTATTCTGCGTTGCATCATGCCGCAAAGGGTGCCGCGAGTGCGGCGACAGCGGCAATTCATGTCGCGAGTTGTCTAACCCATGTTTCGACTGCAAGCACACATGCAACATCGGCCGCATCTTCAGCAACATCAGCGGCGGCAAGCCTGACGAGCTTCACAAACATCTATCACGGTGAAAGTTCGACAGCACCGGGATCACCGACTGCGGGTGATCTTTGGTTTGATTCAAGTTCAGGAGTTGACCTCCTGAAATATTACGACGGCTCGGCATGGGTTGGAATCGCACCGGGAATCACAACGGAGTCCGACCCGAATGCGGCGGCACTCGCACTAGCGCTAGGGTAAAAGCATGGCAAACACTTTCAGACTAAAGACGGACACAGCAGTCGGTACGACGCTCACCACTGTGTATACGGTGCCGACATCACCAGCAACCACGACCATCATCATCGGTTGTCTTCTGACCAACATCCACGCAAGCGCACAAGTTAAGGCGAATGTGCAAATCGTCACTGCATCATCTAGCGGGGAAAACGCGGACGATGTTTACCTAATCAAGAACGTACCGATCCCTCACGGCTCTAGTTTGGAGATTGTGGAAGGCAAGATCGTTATGGAGCAGGGGGATCAACTGAAGATCGAAAGTGATACGGCGGCATCGATTGACTGTGCCGTTTCGATTTTGGAGCAGACCTAATGGCGTATATCGGATCAGCGGTTTCCAAATCCACTGATATAAAACGCATCACTTTTGCGACCACGACAACGGGGTCGGGTCCGTTTGCTCTTGGCTGGACTCCCGCATCAGAGAACACGTTGCGAGTCACGATCAATGGTGTGGTTCAGCAAGACAATTCCATCAGTCTGAGTGGTTCAGACCTATCACTGGTTGGTGTAAGTCTAGTTAGCGGTGACGAATTGGAAGTGCAGGGTATTGTTGATGTCGGTGGACTGAGTGGCATTCCTGCTGACGGGACAGTCACCGAAGGCAAGATCGGCGGCGGCGCGGTGACAGCGGCGAAGATTGGAGCGGATGCCGTGGGTTCGAGTGCTATCGCAACAGGCGCAGTGGGTGCGAGTGAGATTGCGGCGAACTCAATCACAGTGGCGCAGATGGCAAGAGCGGGAACAAGCGGTCACGTTTTAACAAGTGCGGGAACGGGGGCTGATGCCGCTTGGGCCGCCGCGGCCACTGCTACAAACGCTCCTGCTTTTGAGTATCAACTGCTTGCTACACAAACCATCGCTGATGCTACTTGGGGAACAATAGAATTTGCTTCACAAATTTATGATACAGATGGCGCGGGTGGAACTGTATACGATACGTCTACCTACACTTTTACTGTTCCAAGCGGTCAAGCAGGAAAATACTTTATCTATTGTGGTGTTGTTATTCTGGCTACAGCAGGAGGCAACCAATCAAATCACACGGTAATCTTATTTAAAGATAAGGATGACAATAACGCTGGTACAGCGGAGTTCAACCCTAGTGGTCATGGGTATATGACAACATTAAATATTACTTCCGTTTTTGATATGGCAGTTGGTGACTCATTAAAACTTCGGGCTTATATGGACACCGCTAGTGGTGGCACGGTAACTATTGGAAACGATGCATACCCAAGAAGTTATTTTGGTGGCTTCAAGATTATAGGGGTTTAATATGGCAATTACATCTAAAGGGTTACAGGAGCTTGGATTTGTTCCCAATAAAGATTTTATTTTAGATGCAGAAAAGGACATGGAATGGCTGAGCGATCAACCCCAACCATCAGATGCAGAGATTTCAGCAGGTCAAGCGTCTTGGGATGCTAAAGAATATGCTCGCAAACGCAAAGCAGAATACCCATCAATCGATGAGTGCGTTCACGCAATACTTGATGACGATCTTGTTGCTCTGCAAGAAAAACGAGCGGCAGTGAAAGCAAAGTATCCGAAGGGTTAAGCGATGACAAAGATCAGATCAACGAACATTCTGGATGGTGCGGTCACTGCGGCAGACCTTACTGATGACACGATCACAGTTGCCAAACTCAGCGGGAATGCGGCGGCGACTGCGGGTACATTTCTCAAGCAAGACGGAACGTGGTCTGCCGCTGGCGGCGGATTCCTCGGTCTTGTCGTCTACACGGCAGACGGCACTTATACCCGTGGTGGAACATCAAACGGCACCTCTGGCGATCAAGGAAGCGCTAGCGTTACGAAGGTGATTATCCACGCAATCGGAGCGGGTGGTTCTGGTGGTGGAGGCTACAGTAGCACCTACTGGGGGCAAGCGGGGGGAGGTGGAGCGTACTTTATCAAAAGCCTAGTTGTGTCGGGAATCACTAGTGCAACGATCACAATCGGCACAGCGGGTGCGGCCGTTGGTCAAACCACAGCGGGCAGTACCGGAGGCAACACGATCTGGTCAGATGGGACAAACACGCTGACGGCTAACGGTGGTGCTGGCGGAGATCGCGGATACAACAATGGACATGGATCAGGGGCTGGAACTGGCGGCACGACAAGTTCCGGCGATGTCAATTTCACTGGGTCACGGGGAACCGACGGGTCAGCTGGCGGAACAATCCCCGGCATTCCAATGGGTGGATGGGGATTTTCCCCATACGATTACGCGACGGCTAATAATCGGGTTTCTACAGGTTACGGATACGGTGGCTGGACTGCAAATACTTCACCTTGGTCTTATGTGGGAGGTGGAGGTTTGATGGTCATCGAGGAATACGCATGACAACAGGTTACGCACACATTAAAGATGGCAAGGTCATCAACATCAGCAATTGGGATGGTGTTACTCCATATAATCCCGGCGACGGTGTGACGATGGTTCTTGCGGATGCAAACACACGCATCGGCGGAACATATGACGGATCGTTCCATTACGTTGAACCTACTCCCCCTGATCCAACAGCAGAGCAGGTCGCTTCTGCCGAAGCACGGCAAGGTGCTGTCACGAAATTGAAAGCACTTGGTCTTAACGATGCCGAAGTCGCGGCAATTGTAGGAGCGGTGTAATGCCACTAATCGGAAACGCAGTCACACAAAACAGATTCCCGTCTGTTGCGTACACGGCAACGGCAGGACAAACAACCTTCCCATCATCGGGCGCACTGCCTGAGACAGCTGTATCAGAGGCTGGCGCGATGGTGTCGGTGAATGGATTGCGTCAACACCTTTCGGCGTACTCCATAGGCACGACGCTGGTCTTCACCGAAGGGCTGACGGTTGGCGATGCGGTTGAAGTTGTTTGGTTGGGGCTGAAGTCAGTGACGGAAGTACAGACCGCAAATCCAGACATCACGACTCAAGGAAAATATTTTGAGAACTACCCCTCAATAACTTCCAACTTAACCACTGCATCCAGTTCGCAGAACAGGGCATTGATCGGTCCAATATCTGTGGTCGGGGCGAGCACCGTCTGGACTCTGGCTGGCGAACTCAACATTCTTTAGGGAAACATCATGGCTTCAAAAATTTTAGTAGACGAACTCTCGCCCCAGTCACACGCGACAGATGTGACGATCAGCACGGGCAAAAAGATTGCGGGTGCGAATACGCAATACAAAGTTACTGGCGGCACATCAGGACAGGTGCTAACCAATGATGGCTCAGATGGTTTGTCATGGGGTGCGGCTGGCAACACAATTAAAGTTGCTTGTCTTGTAGATGAGAAAACCGCTAACACAGATGGTGGAACCTTCACACAAGACGCTTGGCAGCAAAGAGACTTGCAAACGGAATACTACGACACGATTGGTATTACGTTTGGAACAAATACTTTTATCCTTCCAGCGGGAACATTCTATATTCATTGGAGTGCGCCGGGGTTCGCTGTTCGCAGTCATCAAACAAGACTCTATAACGTAACATCAGCAGCAGTAGTCAAGGCGGGAAGTTCGGAGACTAGCGTACTTTCGACTGCGTATAGTCAAACAAGATCGGTTGGAAGCGCAACAGTAACTCTGAGCGCCGCCGCGACCACATTCAAACTTGAGCATCGCTGTAGTTATACGTTTGCTACCGAGGGATTTGGTCGAAAGTGCAACATGGATGGCACGACTCCAGAGGTTTACACAATCATTAATATCATGCAGATCGCGTAATGGATATTCACCTCTGTATTGAACGGTTGGGGTTGTCGAACAATTCCTACACGCTGACGAGTTCTGTTCCCCCGCACTCAATCGCGGAGTGGAGAGGCGATGACCCACGCCCGACAGAAGAAGCATTAGCAGAAGTGTGGGCGATCATTGCGGCAGAAGATGCGCCGCCGACCTACGATGAATTGTTTGCATCTGCGAAAACTAAAATGCTCGACTTAGGTTTTAGCGAAGACGAGTTACTAAGGGTATTCGGAATCTAATGGCACTGACTAAATTAAAATCAAGCGGGATCGCTGATGGTGCGGTGACTGCGGATGGGCTTGCAACGAATGCGATCACAGCGGCAGACATTGCCGACGAAACAATCACTGTCGCAAAGATCAGCGGCAATGCGGCGGCGAGTGCTGACACGTTTCTGAAGAAGGATGGAACGTGGGCAAGTGCTGGCGGAGATAACACTCCGTATTTTTATGCTTACTTAGATACCGATCAAGCACCATCTGACGCATCTTGGGAGAAAGTTCAATTAGCCGCTGTTTCATTTCAAACTGGTTCTACATTTAGCACTGCTGATCATAGATGGACGCCGGGAGTAGCTGGTAAATATTATATATATGGACAGGCTCAGTGTAGGGCGGATTCAAATAATAAATTCTCGCAACTAAGAACTGCCATTTATAAAAATGGTGCTGATCATAATCATACTGTAGATATAAATGTTCCAGAAAACATCCTTAGGTATTACACGAGTACAGTTTCCGCAATTATAGATTTGGATGCTGATGACTACGTAGAGTTTTTTCTTTACTTTGATACGTATTCTGGAACTAGAACAATATACGGTAGTTATCAAGCGACTCATTTTATGGGGTTCAAACTTTTAGATTAGGAACAAGTAATGGCAATAACCGCTAAAGGATTACAAAAGTTAGGATTTTTCCCATACGAAGACTTTGTTTTGCAAACGAATGGTAATGTTGTTGAGATAAGAGATTGGCTATCATCTGAGCCGATTCCTAGCGAAGCAGATATTGAAACGGCTTACGCCGCTTGGGAAAATGATTACGCTCGTAAAAGATTAGCGGCATACGAGGCGGCGGGATGCACCATCGAGGCGTTGGCTGTCGCAACATTTGAAAGCGTGTTCGATGATGACTCATCTGCGGCAGTGAAGTTGCAGATCGAGCGCGAGAAAATTAAAGCCGCGATTCCGAAGACGTAATGTTTTTCTGGCGCACCTTTACGATGGTGAAATGGCTACTTTTGCCGCTGTCCATCTCGGCTTTTTTGATAGCGCCGGAGGCGTTTCCTATATGCCTTCAAGAGTGGCGCGATGGGTTCGCTGAAACTTTTGCGTCATATCGTGAGCGGGGTTACTTCGCCCCCATAGGTGAGGGAACATGAGAACAAAATCAATCATCATCGCGGCGGCACTAGCCGCTTTTTTTTCGCCCATAGTTCAGGCATCTGCGCCTTTCCCCCAGATCATTCCAATGCGAACGCTGTGCGTTCATGGTGGTCCTGAACCTCTGCTAATCAAATTGAAAGAGCAGTACAACGAGGTGCCGAAATGGTCGATGGAAATCAGTGTCGCCTCACCGCTACCAGTCGTGATGATCCTAACGGAGAACAAGAATAATCCATCGAGTACGGTGCTGTTGGTGAACGCGAACCTAAACATGAGTTGTGTCTTTTTCACCAGCAAAGATCATTTGAAAGACAACGGTGCTGATACCGACTTGCCGGCGAAGCAACCATTAGAAGAGGGGAAGCTGGATGTCTGAATATACTGGACCGGAGCGACGAGGTAATGGTGGATGGCACATGTCCAAAAGCCTTTCGGTTTCTCACCTGTTCAGCACACTGGCAATTGCGGTCGGCTTTTTCACTTACGTCACTGGCATCGAGCAAGACACCGTCGTAAATCGGCTTGAGATCAAAAGTCTCTCGGAACGCATGGCCCGAAGTGATGCAAGGCATGGTGAGCAGTTCTCGGAGATCAAAGCAATGCTCGAGAAAATCAGTGATCGTTTGAATGACATAAATAGAAGCCGCAACAACCCCAGATGATTTCAGCCTTTGCCCTCGCGATTGATTTCGTGTTGGCAGTCGAAGGGGGCTTCGTCAATGACCCTCAAGACCCGGGCGGCAAGACCAAGTTCGGAATCAGTGCAGCTGCTTTCCCCGGACTCGACATTGAGAAGCTGACTGAAAAAGAAGCGGTCGCGATTTATTGGACGGCTTATGCCGAACCGATTCAGTTTGAAAAGCTGGCTGATATCTCCGAGGTCATTGCCATAGTGACCTTTGATGCCGCGGTGCATCACGGACCGCAACAAGCAATACGGTTTTTACAGGTCGCAGCCGGTATGGCAAACGGTGGACTCGATGGAAAGATCGGGCCACGCACCTTGGCAGCTGTCGAGCAGATGGTGCAACTCGATGAGGAAGAGTTGCTGACTCGAATGCATACCGAGCGGTTGATGTTTTTCCATAACTTGGTCGTGCAAGACCCGGACCGGCACAAGTTCCTGAAGGGATGGTTCAGACGGGTGGTACTTCTCAACACAACACAAACAATGAATTTCGAGGTGGAGCTAGAAAATGATCCAACGCATTAAAGAAAAATTTGACGATCTCTCCATCGGTGGAAAGATTTTCGTCATTGCAGCTGCGGTGATCATCATCGTCAGCGTGATTCAGGAGGTCATCGGTGGCTGATGCTGCGGGCATTCTTTTTCCTATCATGCAGCAGCATGTTAATCGGCTGCACGACGCTGAAACATCTGATGGTCGGGGGGTCAGCAGCGACCGCTGCGTATGCGGGCGCACAACTGTTGAATCCTGTCGGAGCGGCTGCTTTGGCAGCGACCAGTGCGACTGCGACGGATTATGTGCTGACCAAGGGCATGAGTAAGCCAACCGAAGTCATCGCCGGCTGCCCGGATCAGATAACGTCGGGCTGGGGTCTGCTCGGCCAGCTGATCGAGACAGCTGGTCTGTGGGTTGGCTTGTTCTTTTTGATCACTGCCTTGGTCCCATTGATTCTCGGCTATCTGTTGCCGGGACCACTTGAACGCAAAGCGAGGAAACGCCGACGATGAAACATCTTCTCGAACTCAACGAAACCTATCTTCGCCACGGGGCTATTGCGCTCCGCTTTGCGGCGATCCTTTTTTGCCTCTCCATCGCAGCAGTTGTTCATGCGGTCGTGCCGTGGCTTTTTCAGAACGTGACCAGCAACTGGATCACACGACTCGCGGCTGAGATGGAGCGACGTGCCGCCTAAACTTGTTCAGGTCCACTGGGTCGATGTAGCCGAAATATCCGACTGGTCGACCGATGTCGAGAACCCCGAATTTTTTTCCATAGGTTGGCTGATCTCTGACGACGATTCCCCGTTCGTCAAACTTTCCACAACCCGTGCGCTCGACGACGATGCGTACTCCTCAATCCTTTCGATCCCCAGAGGCTGCGTGTTAAGTCTTTCTACAATATAGAGGGATGATTCCCGATTCTATTTGGGGACTTTGATGGGGACTTTTGAGAAAATCCCCGCAAACCCGCATAAACACTAGCCCCCCGGTGCCTCTCGCCGGCACCAAAGCCCCTTTGGTACCAACGATCCTACCCCCAAAACCCTAGGTTTTAAGCCAT